CTGGGCATCTTTGAACTTCAAGAAACTTGGCGCTACGTAACGAACTGTCTTGGGTATAACGTTGTCTTGGCGCTTCAACCCCATGGTCGTGATGTAGGCTTGCTCGGCCATCTGCGAGTCTGATTTGCTCCGCATGTCTACGTTATACCGGCGGCTCATTTCAACCCGCAGCAGAACCTCTTTCTCCAACTGGTTCAACAGTTCTTGCGTCGTTTCTACGTCATTGTGGCAATACTCGAGCAGCATAGGCTCCTGCTCGGGTGTGATAATCGCATCGTGCGCTATCGGCATATCTTGCAGCTTGGGCATATGCATACGAGCGCCATAGGTTTTCAAACCTACAAACGAGGGTGCAACTTCTATCAAGTCGATATCGTTCGATATCAAGTTACGTAGGCCGTATTTGCGGTAAGCTTCCCAGTGCGGTACGCGATTGACAATCAAATCATCCGCGATGCGTTTGATCTCGATTTCCGTCCGCCCCAAAGCGAACGCCGACACTGCGACATTGTCGAAAGACTTGCTGTTGAACCCGACAAACACGGCGTCGGGTTGCGACAAGAACTTCTTGCACCGCTCAGGCGCATTCGGTTCATGTCGCCAGATGTCGAACCACTCGCCGGTGTCTGCGTTCTTAAAGCAGATCAACGTGCGGTTCGGCAAAGTCTCTGTGTCAAACACCCAGGTGCTCATAGTTCATAAGCATCCTGAAAACGCAAATCACCGCGATACTGGGCCAGCTTAGGCTTGCTGCGTTCGATCTCAGCTTGCATCATCTCACGCTTTTTCGTGAGGTAATGGATAGCTTTGTCAATGTCTTCTACAGACTTCTGCAAGTCGCCTTTTTTGCCTAGGCGCGCCATGTACTTTGAGGCGTTACCGAGCAGGTAATCACCTGCAAAGATCATATAAACGATGTCCCAGTGCTGGAGATCGTTTTCGGTGCGGTAATGGTCGCCGCCAACCTGCTTGTCATTAGCACTCATTGGCCATGTCCTCAATTATGTTAAACACAACATTTTCATGATCTACCAAGTTCATTTGATGAGCGTATGTCATGTACGTCCCATAAATCTTACGCATCCGAGAGTTACCCAAGGTCATTTCACGCACGCAGAAAAGAGCGCCATGGGCTATGTCGGCCAATTTTAGAATGCGAGCATCCTGAGGAGGCAGATCTGGGAACCCGATACCGGCTTCAAACATCAGTTCACGCTCAAGAGAGCTAATCTGCTGCCCGATCCCATAAATCCGTTTTGCCGAAGAAGGGATGTCGCCGGTCTTCTGTTCAGACAGATCGTGAAACAGTGCGGCCATAAGCAGTTCACGGCTAGCATCAGGTTTAAACAGCAACGTCAAGCATGCCACGCCGTGGGAGTGATGCCCGACAGTTTCACGCACAAGCGTGGTCATGGTATGATACCGAGTTACTTCGGCACCATTCATTATGAAGTTCAAGGTCGTTTTCATCTGCGAGTTCTCCAGTTAGAAGTTATGTTGACAGTATAGCGCGCTTTTTTGCGGAAAGGCAAGTCATATTTTGCCCGCCTTTTGCGAAATCTTTTTCTCGCGGCGGTCAATCCAATCCATAACTGCCACTCTCCAGTCAGGAGCGGCAATATTCAGAGCGTACTTGAAACCGTCCCCTGTCTTGGCTCGGCGCTCTTTACTCACCATCGCCATAGGGTGGGCAACGTGCTTGAAGAACGGGTTCACATACCCCACGTTGGCGTCATAGGGCGCTTTGCAAAAGCGTTCGCATTCTTGCAAAAACAACCGGTAGTCATCGTTGTTCATTATCGGCGTGGTTAGCAGACCCAAAGAGTAATTGTCATATTCAGAACTAACTGGCGGACTCTGCAAATATTCCTCAGCATTGTACAATTCCGTATACAAATGCAAATTGTTGCTCACCTGCCGGTAAACACCCATGGGCACACCCACAGAGGCCGCAATGAACTCTTGCAGGATGCTGAAGTGCACCGCATTAGCGCCGTAGGCACCCCACCAGATATCGTTAGAGCGGTTGAACACAGTCATGTTGAGAGCACCTTTACGGATGTCAAACACAATCTGGGTGTTGCACGCTTTGTCCTTAGTGTTCTTGTTCAAGTCGGCGCTGTCCCACATTTGAACGACGGCCTGTCTAGTTTTGTGATCGTTCCGCAGCATCAGAATGACAGACACAAGCTGGTCTACCTCAAAATGGTTACGCCACCGGTGACCATACGCAGCATTGTAAGTCTCGCCGTTGTCGCTGAAGTCAGACATGCGGCGGTTGAACTGCGTCAGGAAGTCGACATCCTTACGACCCGCCAGCATCCAAATTGATTCCATCAAATGGAAAATCGGGTTGCAGTCGCGGCCAGCGTGAAACAACACGCGCTCCTGCGGTTTCAGGTAAGTGGTAACGACCAGTTCCGGATGAACGATGGCCGGACCATTCCGTGTCATTTCCGGCTCAAGGTCCAGGACACGCAGTTTCCAAAAGATCTCGCTGAACGCTTCGTTAACGTTTCTTACGGTCAGTTCCATACTCAGAACTCCTGCTCAGGTTGGTAGATGGTCTTCGGCTTACCCTCACCCAATACGGTGCGGCAGTATTTGCTGAACTCACACATGCAGTTCTGAATGTCATGTAGGGTGAGGTCATCAATCAACAACTCGCTAATCACCGCTTCACGGATCTTTATGAGTTCAGCATTGAAGTTGTCCTGCGTCCATCCGGCGCTCGGGCTGCGGTTGAGCAAGTAGTTTAGCCCGCGACTGCTGCCAGGGCCGATGGGGGCATAAGTGTTGAGGTCTAGCGCATGCCCCAGCTGATCGCAGTAGGTGAGGTCTGCCGCGACCTGCCCAGCCATAAACGTGCTGATGCCGAAGCTGCCCGACAGTTCTTTAACGAAATCAGAGATCAACGGCAGCGGTCTGAATATAGCGTAGTCGATCTCATCACCGATGTTGAGCACGGGAGAGATGATATGCTTAGCAACAGCAAGAGACTTCACCCCGCCTGGGTCCATCTTGGTAGGGTAAACCATGTACGCACCAGAGTAGACCTTATTACCCTCATTCTTACGCCGCTCGACAGATTCTGAGAACTCCTGCGGGTTAAAGTCACCGGCTGCGCGGAACAAGATGCCGTCATCAATCAGTCTCTGCAGCGTCGGTGGCCAGTTGATGAGCCGTGTGATGAGCAAGATGAACCAGAGGTCTTGGCGCTTCTCGTTCGGCCTGATGACGTGCTCAATAATCCACTTAGTCACACGATCATCGCGGCGATGGATGTTCGTGAACTTGTATTTGTCAAGCACGGGGTCTGCGGTGTAAGGACGCTCAACCCCACTCTCACGAACAATGCGAACAACCTCGCGCTCCCAGATGAAATAGAGAAGCGCAGGCATTGAGCATACTGTCGCCTGATTAGGCATAGCATACGGGCTGGTGTCACGCATTTTCATACTCTCTTATGATTTCCAGCAGGGCTGGGTGAATATTGGTGTGGTCGATCAACCGCACGTCGTAAGAACCCTCGTTACGCAGGTTCTTGAAGCAACCGATGACAGAATCATATTTCTGTATCAGGTTCTTCGGGTCGAACTTTTTCTCGTTACCGGCTGCGATACGACGACCTTTCACACGCTCAATACAGAGGTCTTGCGGGGTGTCCAGGAACGCATACACGTCACACCCTGTTGGGTGGATGGTTTGGGTAACCTGCCCTGCTAGACCGCTCGCTGAGACCAATGCACCTTCGTATAGCACGTGGCCTAGGGGATGAGCCTTCATGATCTTCTCGGCAATCTCTGCCTGTGTGCTGATGGCGTCTGTTCCGCCGCAAGTGTTGTCATACTTACCCAGAACAAACGCAGGAGCCTTGATGCCTACTGAGGTCAGGTCCACTCGGTAACCGGAGATCTTTTTAGGACCCATGAGCGTCTCTGTTGGGTATTGAAAGAACCCGCGCATCGCTGTAGTTTTACCGGACCCAAAGGTACCAGCAATTCTCAAGATCACGTGTTTCATAGGAAGTTATCTCCTCTGTAAGGGTAGCCGGTGCTAGCGAACATCGCAGCTTTCTGGTTGATAGTCATCTGCACGTTTTCGGTTTCAGCGCGGAGCCAATCGGGCAGAAGACCAGCGCGCATGTCTTTGAACAAACTGCAGTCGATGTTGTGAGACTCTGCCCACAAGATCCGTTCCCATGCCATGTCTGCGTACACGCCTGGATAACGGCGACCAAAGAAATGGTTCTTGAACGTGCAG